GGAGAATAATCCATGCCTGAAGAAACTCAGGAACGTCGAACATTTACACCAACTCGTGGATATGATATTCAACTTATTATAAAAGATAAGGATTATTCAGCAGAGTTAGTTAATATTAAAATAATTTCATCTATTATAACCCCATATCAAACAATAACACTAGATTTATTTGTAGATGAAAATGATGTAATTTTGAATAAGTTATATGGGCAGGATCCAATAAAGTTGAGAATTAGTTTATTGAGTAATGTTATCCAAGGAAGTTTAGAAGATATTAATTTTGATTTGATGTATCTTACATCAAAGTCTAATTTCTCTCCAAAGACCCAAATGTCAGAAGGTCAAAAATCTCAGTCTGAACGAGGTCAATTATCTATTGTAACTGTGTGTAGAGATGCATATAAAACAATGACTACTATGGTTACAGGGTTATTCTTTGAAAAGAAAGTCAAAGATATAATAGAAGAATTAGCTTCCGAGACTGATACAGATTTAGAATATGATCCAACTAATAATAATGAAGAACCAATAGATCAAGTTCTAATCAGACCAATGACTCTTTATAAGAGCATAGAATATTTAGATAATACATTCGGCTTATTTAATGGAGCATCAAATCTTGGTTTTTGTAACTTCGAAAATAAGTTACAGGTTTTAAATTTGAGTGAAAGAATGAATAAGGATCAGACTTTTACTATATATGTTTTAGCTACAGATAAAAAAGAACGAGATGCAATAGATAAAGATGTAGATGGAAAAAATTTTTATACATATGATACGGTAGATAACTCATATAATGCAAACACTAAAGTTGCACATATGGCTCAAAATATAAAATATGTTGTTAATCCAAAAGATACACTATATCACATTGTTGAACATACAGTGGATGATTTGTGTAAGAATTCTGCTGCTGTATATCAGAGCAGAAAAGATAATCAACTAGCATTGAATATTGATGAGAATGTTTCTAGAACTCAAGTGAATTCATATCATATTGGATATGAAAAAAGCACAGTTTGGGCAGTAGCAAGGGATGCTAGAAAACTAGTTGCTCTTGCAAATATTGGAATAAACATTGAGAAAAACTTGAAAATTTTAAATTTAATGAATGTAGGAGAACCTGTTAAAGTTGTTACTAAGACTTTGGAATATGTAGACCTATCCGGAAAGTATATTTTAAAGTCATCAGAAATAAATTTAAACAGAGGAAAAGATTGGCAATCAACAGCAAGAGTTAATTTAATGAGAACTAATAAAACAATTTAATGAGGATAAAATGAAAAAGCTATTCCTATCTATCATTCTAGTTCTGCTATTCTCAACATTTTCATTTGCTAAAACTATCATTATTGATATTGGACATACAGTAGAGAAACCAGGTGTTATAAGTGCGAGGGGAAATCCCGAGATTATATTTAACTATTTAACTGGAATTATAATATCCAAAAAACTTGCTAATAAAGGATTTGAAGTATATTTATCAGCAAACATGGAACTATCAGATAGAGTTAAAAAAATAAAGAAATATAATCCAGATATGGTTATATCTATACATCATGATTCTGTCCAACCACACCATTTATCAACATGGAAGTTTGAGGGGAAGGAATATTATTATTCAGATAAGTTTAGTGGATTTTCTATATTTGTATCTAAGAAGAATGACCAGTTTAAGAATAGTTTAAGATTTGCCAATTTATTGGGGAGATTTATGACCGAAGCTGGACTATATTCTACATATCATCATACAGAACCTGTTAAGGGAGAAAATAGAGAACTACTAAATAAAGAATATGGTGTATATAGATTTGATGATTTAGTTTTACTAAAGTCAACGTATCCTGCTGTTTTATTAGAATGTGGAATTATAGTTAATAGAAGTGACGAACTAACTCTAAGAAGTGATTACATAGTCAATATTATCTCTGATGCTGTTTTAAAAGCTGTAACTACTTATTTTAACCATAGTCTTTAGTATATTTTAGAACAAAATATAAATGTGATACAGGAGGTTTGCACTCAAATTGCAAGCTCAATCTATTAACCAAAACATTCAACGAGCTAAGAATATTGCGGAAGAGAAGGTCCAAGAGTTTATAAAATGTAAAACTAATTTTGATTACTTCTGCAATAGCTATATATACATTGAGCTTCCTGGTGGTGATATGCTTCTTCATCCATATCAGAAGCAGAAGGAATTATGTGAAACAATCCAGAAGCATAAGAATGTCCTGGTATTGAAATCAAGACAGATTGGAATTTCAACTGTTCTTCAAGCTTACTGTGCATGGTTAACCAATTTCTATGATAACGTCGTTATTGGTATTATTTCAAAAGACGGAAGAGAAGCAACAGATTTTGCTAGATCAATTCGTGGAATGATTGAAAAACTCCCTGCATGGATGAAACCAAAAAAGGGAGCAAGTGGTCCAGGATTTGATAAGTATACAGAACAGTCATTCATTTTAACTAATGGATCAAAGGTATTTGCAGCTACAGTAAACCCAAAGGCACCATCTAAGACTCTTCGTGGTAAGGCTATTACATTCTTGATTATCGACGAAGCTGCATTTATTGAGTATGTAGAAGATGCATGGACTAGTATGGTTCCTGCTCTTGCAACTAGCCAGAGACATGCTAGACAGAGAGGAATTCCCCACGGAACAATCATTCTCTCTACACCAAATAAAACAGTTGGTACGGGAAAATGGTTTTATTCTAAATATATGTCTGCTTGTTCTGGAACTGATATTTTCAAACCATTTATCATTCACTGGAAGCAGGTTAAAGAATTAGCTGGCGATCCAGAATGGTATTCAAACCAATGTAGAATGTTTGATAATGATCCAAGAAAGATTCAACAGGAGCTTGAACTAAAATTCTTGCCAACTTCTGGATCGTTCTTCGATGAAAAGACTTGTATGGTTTTGCAAGAGCTTGTTACAGAACCAAAAGAAATATTTAAACTATTTAATGGTGAAGTATGGAAATTTAAAGATGCTGAACCAGGAAAGTTTTATCTTATTGGAATAGACACAGCTCCTGAGCATGGAGAGGATAAGTCCGCTGCAACTGTTTGGGATTTTGAAACTCTTGAACAGGTTTGGGAATATCAAGGAAAATGTAAAGTAGAAGATTTTATTAAAGTTATAAAGTATGCATGTGGAAATTATCAGAACTCTATTATTGTTGTAGAAGATAACTCATATGGAAACCAGGTAATAGAATCTCTCAATTCAAGTGAATATAATCATATGTTATATAAGCAAAAGATTGGAGATAAAATAAGACCAGGTCTTAACACGAATGTAAAAACAAGACCATTAATGATTGATGCACTATATTCTTATGTAAGTCAATTTCCAGAGATGGTTAAATCAAGAAGACTTGCTCTTGAGTTAGTTGGATTGATAAGTAAACCAAATGGAAAAGTTGAAGCTGATGTTGGGTGTACAGATGACATTGCCTTATCAACAGCAATGGCATTTTACGTTAGAAAATGGGATCCACCATTATCAATTAACTTACAGGGTTCAGAAGCTGGAGATTTCTTAAAAGAAATCATGGGGTTAAATACTGATAATCAAAGAGTTAGAAAACCAGATATGTTACCAGAAAATTCTCAGATTATGAAAGATATCAGAAAGAAGGTTGAGGATGGAGATGTTAAAGGATTTACAGATATCTTAGGAATGTATAGGGGATAATTATTAATGAGTATAATGAATGAGTTTGAAGTTGTTCCTATTCCATTTATAACTTATCCAGTTGCAAACTTCGATGGTTATAAATTATATGGATCCCCAGTTTTAAGAAGACAATTCTTAAATGCGATGGCAAATATACCAAAGACAAAACCTGTAATTAGCACAATAAATTATTTGGTTAATAATAAAATTATAATTCCATGTATAGTAAAGAAGGGAATATTTGATTACATAAAATACAAAACAATAAATCCAAACCAGAAATTTGCAGAATCAATTCCCGTTTTGGGATTTTATGATAGTAGAAATAAAAAGGTATATGTAGTTACTAATAATAACCATGTATTTTTTGAATCTGATTCAAAAGCTCTTTTGGCAAAATATACTATTCATGAATTAATGCATAAGGTAGCTGAAGAGGATCCAAATTTTTTAACAAATTATAAAGATGAATTACAGCAGTTCTATTCAGCAATGTTTACTGAAATGTTTAAGTTGAAAAATAAAGTTGATGTTATGCCAATAGTTACATTTATATATAATATGGAAATGACTAATTATTATACAATGGATAAATTTAAAACATATTATAATTTGTTAGATTCAACCTTTAAAAATCATACTGGATTGAAAAGAAAAGAATATGAGAAAATGCTGAATGATTATATGCTATCTGCAAAAGTTCTTCTTTCTGGAGCAGGAGGATTCAAAAAGGCTGCAAATAATTTTGGTCATGTTTTAAATCCAATTTATAAAGCTTACAAAACTGCGTTTGGAATAAACTTGAGATATCTAGTAATTCAGGAACTTATAATTGTTTCAGAAGTTATATGTATATATTCTGAAACTAAAACAAATAATAAAATATATAGTTCAATAAAAAATCTAGTGAAGTAATTTAATGGAGATTAAACAATAGAATGGCACCAAAGGATAAAACTCCAAAGGGACCTCCTAGGATAGATAGATCAAAACAAATAAACTCAATGTCCAAGGTTATGCGAGATGCGAGTGAAGCGACGAAGAAACAGCAGCAAATGTCTAAATCCATTAATTCGTTAATGGTTAAACAATTAGAAGAGCAAAAGAATACAGCAAAGAATAAGAGAACTCCTTTAGCAGAGAGCAAAGATGTTAAAGAGATACATAATTCTGTAAATGAGATACTTAAGAAATTGGGATATGTTGTTGATAATCTATCACAAGGAACTAAAAAGATAACCCTTGAAACAGCAAAGGCAACAAAAGAAGCAATTGCAGAATATGGAAGAGCTGTAAGTTCTGATATTAGTGTAAATAAACAAAATATAGTTGCAATGGCAATTGCTAAATCATCACCAATACTCGGGTATTTTACGTCTAAATTTTTTGAAACTACAATCTTTAAAAGAATGGCAGAAAAGACTAGACAGAAATTTCAAGATATCTTCTCTGGTGTTGGTGATAAATTTAAGATAATGTTTTCCAGAATGATTGATGGTTTTAAAAATTTCTTTCATATTGGAAAGCGTGGAAGAGAAAGGGGAGAGGAAGCAAGATTCAAAAGAGTTCCTGCAATGCAGTCTGGAGGTTATGTTGAAAAAGGCGGTCTTGCTAAACTCCATGCAGCTGAAGTTGTAGTTCCAGTAGAGAAGTTTTTGAAGACTATTAAAGAATCATTCACTCTTGCAAAAGAAGATAATAAAAGAATCATAGAAGAGTTGAGACTTCTTCGTTATGGTCTTCTTGGATTTATGGGCGAATTTCAAACCAGACTAGTAAAGACATTTATGGATTTTCCTCTTGTTAGAAAATTAGCTGGAGTTTTTAGATCAGTAGCAGCAATAGGAAAATTCTTTACATATGCAAGAGGAAAATATAGAAGAATGCTTCCAACAACAGGAAACCCTCTTGGTATAATTTCTGGAACATTGGGTTTAATATTTACTCAAGGAATGTATAAGCTTGATGTAATAATTCATCATTTGGCTACTCTTATTAAATGTGTTTGCGGTGCTTCACCAACACTTCCAAATATTGGTGCTCCAACTACAAAAGCTGATGATTTAAGAAATTCATACAGATTCTTCGGTGGGTTTAGTGGAATGTTGGGAACTGGAAAAAAATCTGGTGCAGGACTTAAAGATAAAGCAATAGATGCATATGGTAATGCAAGTAAAAGAGCAGTACAAACAAAAGAGAAGATGATATTAATGGCAAATAATCCAGAAGAAGCCAAAGAAATGATGGCATCTGTATATGGGAGAATAGGATCTTGGTTTCGTTTAAGAAAACAAAGATATGATGATAAAAAAGCAGTAGAAAAAATGTACGGTGTCGGATCTAGTGGTACAGCTGCAAAAGAAAAAGCAAAGGGTATTTTTTCAAATGTTTTAAGATTTGTTAGTTCCCCACAAGAAGCAACAGCAATGGTTTCTGCAGCTGTTGGTCCTGCACAAGCAAAAGCGTTAGAAGCAAAAATTAAAGCTGAAGAAAAAATATCAGGATTTAGAAAAGGAATTAAAGAAAAGGGTGAAACATGGAAAGACTTCTTAAAAGGTGGACCAAAAGCTGTAGGTAAAAAGTTTGATGGTTTAAAAGATAAGATGGATGCTGTTGCTAGAAATACCAAACAAATAGCAAAAGGTATGTGGGAATGGACTAAGTTTTTTATAAAGCTTCCATTTAAGTTAGCATTCTGGACTCTTATAACACTCCCAAAAACTCTTTTCAATAGTATGAAGTGGTTGGTGAAAAATATTGGTGGAACATTAATGGATCTCTTTATGATGTTCATTATGCCAGCAATATCATCAATTGGAAGTTTGATTGGAAAGGTTTTAGGATTCCCATTTAAATTGGCAGGAAGAGGTATTGCCGGAGCTGGAAGAATGGTGGGTGGTGGTTTAGCTGGGATGGGAAGAGGATGGGCTAAAAGAGCAGGTGGAGCAGGAAAAGCAATGCTCGGTGCTGCTGGAGGTTTAGCTGGTGGAGCAATGGGAGTAATGGATGCACTTGATGCAATGAAAAGTGCTAAATCTTGGGGAGTTAGTACAACTGCTGCTGCAGTCGGTGGATTCCTTGGTGGAAAGGGCGGCGCCGAAGGAGCAATGGAAGGTGTTGCAAAAGGTGCTGGTCTTGGAATGATGATTGGAAGTGTATTTCCAGGTGTTGGAACTGCCATTGGTGGAGCAATTGGAGCAATTGCTGGTGGTGTTTTAGGATTTGTTGGTGCTGAAAATATTTCTAAATTTATAGATCCAGTAATGAGTTCAGCAGAAGAGTTTGTAAAAGGTATATATGACTTTATCATGTGGCCATTTAGAACTATTAAAAGTCTATATACTCAAGCAAAAGAGTTTATCAATAATCAAATTGATGCTATAAAACAAGAAGGTGTATTTGGTTATCTATTTAATGTTATAGTTGATTTTGCAAAACTAATTGGAAATCTCATAGTTAAGATAAAAGATGTTGCTCTTGATATGATTGGAGCAACACTACCAATATTGAAACCTGTTCTAGAGAAACTAAAATCAGGAGCAGGAACAGCAATGGATATGGGAGGAAAAGCTCTTGGTGCCGTAGGATCTGCTGCAGCAAGTGAGTATGAAAAATCAGCTGCAGCAATAAGTGCAAGAGTATCAGGAGAACGGGGAGATGCATATCCAAGACCAAGATCAAGAGTAACTGTTGATCCTGAAACAACTATAGCAATAAGAGATGCAATTCTTGAAGGATATAGTGTAGTTGGAAAAGTTTTAAAAGAAGAAATGCAAGATCAAGCTGTATCAATAGCTGGAAAAGCTACAGAGGCAGCTAAGAAACAAGAACCAGTTAACTTTGCTGATATGCTTAATAGACCAGCTGTTACACCTGACAAGGTTAAATCAATTGTTGAAAAATCTAATCAAGAATTAATTCCTACTGCTGCTCAAGTATTAGCTACTGGAACAATGGCATTAACAGATTCAATAATTACCAGAGCTGGTCGTGGTGTTCATATTGAAGGATTGAATCCTGAGTTTGCATCTAAGTTTGCTGGAATGGCAAAAGAATATACACAAATTACTGGAAAGAAACTAACTATTACTGATGCATTTAGATCCAGAGAAGAACAAGCAAGACTGTATGCTGCAAAACCTCACCTTGCAGCACCCCCAGGTCGTTCTAGGCACGAGAAAGGGACCGCCATAGATATGGATTCAAGACAAGCGAATGAACTCTATACAAGTGGTCTTATGGAGAAGTATGGATTCTATAGACCAATGTTCCCACCTTGGGGTGGTGGACCAGGAAAGAAATCTGAACCATGGCATGTTGAAATGGCAAGAACAAGTCAGGTCGGTGATGCATATCCAGCTGTTAGACTTAGTCAAAAAGAAATAGCTAGAATGCAAGTTGGTGATGCATATGCAAGTGCTGATATGTTAGCGAGTGCAGCAAACGCTAGTGGAATGAATATGAAAGGTGCATTGAGTGGATTAGGAAGAGAAACCAGTGCTACATTATTAAGTGTAGCAAATGTTATTTCAAATAATATCAATAATGCAATAAGTAATAAATCTGGTAGTGGAAGTGGATCACAACAAGATCCAGTTCTACAAAGTATTCTAACTGGAGATTTCGGATAAGAGGATTTAATAAATGATAAAACTAGAAGATATCATTGGATTACCACCAGCAGGAAGATTAATGTCCAACGATATTTTAAAACGAAATACTATGCCCATTTTGGATATAACGCCATGTACACCTTCAATGGGAACAGCTATTAATTTATATACATTACAATCTGCTAGACGTGGCGGCGATGATAATTTTGATGCTAAACTAGAGAATTTGGGATTCTCCGTTAATGATCCAATTAGATTTGCATTTCAAGCAGAATCTTTTCCATCTGATACATTTTCTAATGAATATGGAGAAACATTCTTAAATAGAATGACAGATGTTGCATCTGAAGGAATGAGTGAACTGATGCAAATGACCAATACAAAAACAGGAAGTGAAGCAATTAAAAAATTAGCTAACTCTGCGAAAGAAATGGGTGGTATTACTGGTACAATTGGTTCTTTCATTGGTCAAAAAAATGAACAAATGGACAAATGGTTAAAAGAAGAAAAATCTGGTGGAGCTCAATTAGCAAATAAATTAATCGCAGGACAGAGAATCGACTTCCCACAAATATGGAAAAATAGTGCATTCAATGTTTCGTATTCAGTAACAATAAAATTATATAATCCAAAACCTTCAGATGATGATGCGCATGAAAAATTTATTCTTGGACCATTAGCTTTAATTTTATTATTAGCTTCCCCAATGTCAGATGAAACAGGTGAATCATACAGGTGGCCATATTTTCATAGAATAGAATGTCCAGGATTATTTAATATTCAAGCTGGAGCAATTTCAAACGTAACAGTTACAAAAGGTGGAGATCAAGGTCAAGTTGCATGGACTCAAAGAGTTGGACAAGTAGATGTTAGATTAGACTTTATCAATGTTTATAGTAGTATAATTTCTGGTGGAAAAGATGATCTAGATAGACCAACAATCAAATCATACATTCAAGCAATGAGAGATAAAAATGATATTGACTATATTTATGACTTAGAAGAAGAAAATGTTGGACTGGGGGCTACACCAGGAGAGTTATTTGTAAATCAAGAAACATTTACTAAGACAGTTGCACCAAATGCATCAGATCCATATGAAGCAGATTTAGAAAGAGTTCTGTCAGAAGACAGGATTAAAGAAGAAGATATTATTGATGATGCTAATGGAAAGGTTCCAACTGCTCCAGTTTCAGATTCAAGAGATAGAAGTATGATAATAGATGAAATTGCTGTTGATTCTGGTGGTAGTGCATTAACTGGAGATATTGCTATGAAAGCAGCAGAAGAAAGATATTATGGTGGGGTTCAAACAGATGTTACAAGTTCAGCAACAAGAGAAATGACAAATTCAAGACAACAAGCTGAAAGTCAAAATGATTATCAACAAATTTTTAATAACGCATCAAAGATGATAAAACGATAACTAACAAATTGAGTTTCTCATAACCATAGTAATATAATAAGCTAGAAACAAACTAATAAGAAATTGTGTCTGAGAGCTCAATTTGTTAAATTTATTCTTATAACCAATCTCATCTATAAGTTTATCTAGTAAATCACCAACTAACTGTTTAAAATATATTTGTTTATTTGTCCTTTTCGTTGCCATTAAATCTCTCAGATATTTGAAGTATGCACTTCCACAAATCTCTTTAACATTCTTTAAATCCTTAATGAAAAATAATAAAATTCCCCTAACATCATCTGCATATTTTGTGTCACCGAGTTTATCAATTATTAGAGTTGCAAGAGATGCACTAATCTTAGTAAGTTTTCTTGCATCATCCATTGCCTTTCTATCTATTTCTTTATAAACTGTAATTTTCTTTGTGATATCATTTGCTAATCTTTCACCACGTTCCATTGAATCATATTGATATTCATCTCCGCTTTCGGTTTCCTGTGGTGATCTATATCCTATTCCTGATTTACTTAAATCATAATATGTTCGTAAAAAGCCTCTAACACTTTGTGCAACTCTATGTCTTGACTCTGTAATAAATTTAGCAATACCATCAGGAGTAGCTTCAGTAATAATATTGCTATATCTCTTTGTTAATTCTTGTGCTAAATAATAAAGAGCATTAGGAATTGTTTTCTCTCTTGCAAATAAATGTGTTCTAGCAATTCTATCTAGAGATGCTGAAAATACTGCTGGATTACAATATGGTAAATTACTACTCATATAATTTGTATATTCTCTAATGATAGTATATACCATCGCCGTAACAAAAGAAGTGGCATCTCTTTGATGTAGGAAATAATACATTAGAAATATAATGAAATTTCTTTGTGGATCTTGTTGTAATAAGAATCCTGCAGCTTTTGTTCCAGCATAGAATTTTCTTATATGACTTCTAACATCCTTTTCATTTAATCCACACATTGCAAGCATTTCAAAATAGTCTTTTTTAAGAGATGGATAATAACATGGTTCTGATAATGATGACAATTCGTAGGCAACTCTCTGAGACAAATAAGATTTAATTTTAGCTTTGTCGATATTGCTTTTTGATAGTAAATCTTTCATGTTTAAATTGCCCTAATAGAGATATTATCTTCTGTAAAATATAAGTATTCTGGACCATATCTTAATAGTTGATCTTGAGTAAATGTATCCAAATCAAAATTAAAGAATATATCAGAAGCTGGTTTAATTAAGTTACAATATGAAACACCATCAATAGATTGAATAACTGATATGATTTCAGATCTGTATAATGGAACATTTGCTCCAAAGAATTGACTAAATACTGAATATATAACACTTTTAACAGTGTTTGCTAATTGAACATCTGTTCCTGAATAACTACTTGTTTTGAATACTTCTGCTTCTATTAGTAATGGAATTTGGTATACAGGATCTAACCACTTAGAACCATTGAATATATACTTTTTATCTTGATTTGAAACATATACTATATCGTTACTAGATGGGTCTTCAAACTCCCATGTCATTGCCATTTCATCAACTATTGTAGCATATTTATTTGAATATCCATCCCAATCACTTCCTGGAACAGGATCATTTGCAACAATATATCTATCCCCAGAAGTTCCAGCTAGTGGTGGGTTACATTGAATATCTAACACAGGAAGTTTGGTAACAGTATTATGTTGCATGTTAGTCATAGAACCATATGCATTTACGAACTTAAGATTAGTAAAATCTGTAATCATTCTATATTTATAGAATGTCATAGTCTCAACTATTTTTTGCAATACTTGGGTTTCAAAATCTCTTTGGTTTATTGAGTCATAATATGTCTTTTTTACAGAAGGAATATCGTATATAATTAAACTTGTTGAGTCAATTTCCATATTTGACATCATGAAGTCTTTTAGAGCTCTTCTAAATGTAAACTTTGTATAATACCTACCAAATGGTGTTCCCAAATGTGAAAGAGTAAAATAATATGTCAACTCACCAGATTGAATAATAGTATATGGATCAAATGTATAAGTAAATTTTTTAGCTCCAGAATCATTAGTCATTGTAAATGTTTGACCTGTTTCTAATATTGTTAATTCACAATCACATAATGAATAATCTAATTCATCTGATGTATACGATAGTTCTATGTTTGCTACATCTCCAGATTTTGCCATTAAAACCTGAGTTGCATATAAGTTATAAGTTGATCCATAGCTTGTTACAAGAGTTGGAATCAACTCAATTTCATACATTATATAATGATAGTTAACACTCTTATTAATAGAATCAACAGTCATATCAAAAACTGTATAATATTGCTCACCATTATCAATTATTATTGTATCCCTTGGAAT